GTTGAACAGTCTCGTCGTGCATTCTCAAATTCCGTCCCCGATTCTGTCCTGTCCTTTTGACAACTAAACAAAAAAGACTCGTCTAGTCCAACCGCCCGCTGTCCTGGCCTCCAATCATGCAACTCACGCCCGAACTCGCTGCCGAACTTCTCGCCGCCGACCTCAACAATATCGTCCTAAAGATCCGCTCCGGCGGCACGCTCACGGCCGACCAAGCCAAGCGCATCGCCGAGCATGGCGCTCCGGCGTCCAGCTTCGCCTTCGGCGCCGACGATCTCCCAGCCCAACCAGCCCAACCAGCACCGCCCGCATCCCCACCAGTCGCCCAGGCCGAGGCCACCTCTGGCAAACGCCTCCTGCCCGGCGTCCTTGATGGCTACGCCACCACCTACGCTACCTCCTCGCGGCAGATCCGCCGATGGCTCACCGAAGGCGCCCCGCTTCACGATCCTGCCGCCATGCCCGCCTGGTGGGAGGGCGAACTGGCCGCCGGGCGAAAGCGCTGGGGCCTCCCCGATCGCATCCTGCAAGCCTCACGCCTTGCCAGCGCACCGGCATGTGACGAGTCGCCTGGTTCAGCTTTGCCTTCATTCACTCTGCCCGCTTCGTCGCACATGTCCACCGGCACCGGCGACCGCATTAATCTGGAAGACTACGACCCCGAAGAAGGCGACCGCCTGCGCGAACTCAAACAAATCCAAGCCGCCCGCTACACCCAGCTGAAAAACGCCCTCGCCGCCGGCAATGACACCGTCATGCTCGAAACCAAATATCTTCGCCTCACCGAGACGCTCGACAAAATGGAAACCCGCGTCAGCGAACGCCTCAAAAAGCGCGGCCTCTACATCGCCCGCCCCGAAGTCGAGCGCGAACTCGCCACCGCCGCCGAACTTATCCGCCAAATGGGCGAAAGCGAAGCCCGCCGGCTCCTCGAACTCTGCCCCGACCTCACCGCCAACGGCCGCGAACAGATCCTTCGCGCCGTCCCTATGCTCGCCGAGGCCCGCGCCCGCGTCTTCCGCACCCTCGGCACTCTGCGCACCACCGAAGACGCCCTCCTCGAACTCCGCAACTGACATGCTCTTCCCCTCGTCCCTGGTCGCCGGCGCATTCGCCAAAGCCTTCGCCCCCATCCCGCCCGAACCCATCTGGGAATGGGCAGACCGCAATGTCTGGCTGGCCGGGAATGAAGCCGCCGAACCCGGCCCCTATCGCAGCGCCAAAACTCCCTGGGCGCGCTCCATCCAATCCCTCATGGGATCCCCCTGGCACGAAATTTACGACTGGTCAGGCGATCGATGGATCACCGTCCCCCTCAAGGAAATCAACGTAATGAAGTCCAGCCAAAGCGGCTTCACCGAAGCCGTCCTCAACGCCATCCGCTTCTCCGCCCAATACCGCCCCAAAAACGTCATCTACACCGTCGACACCCGAGAAACTGCCCGCGACATTTCCAACCGACTCCTCCCCTCCCTCCAAAAGCTCGACGGCGCAGACATCTTCACTGGCGACGATCACGACCTCGGCACCTTCGTCATGCGCCTCCGCGCCATGGACATCTGGTTCCAAGGCTCATTCAGCATGGGCAAATTCGCGTCGAAGATGGCGCCCATCGTCGTCTCTGACGAGTCGGAAGAGCAAGGCAGCGACAAGACAGACACCAGCACCGACACCGCCCTAAAATCGCGAAAGAAAACCGCCGACTCCGGCCTCTTCGTCTCCATCTGCAAACCCAAGCGCCGCCGTGGCCCCATCCACCGCGGCTTCCTCCGTGGCGATCAGCAAGCCTTCATGGTCAAATGCCCAGCCTGCGCCTACTGGCAGCCCCTCACCTTCTGGCGAAACCAAGACCAAACCGAACCACTCGAAAGCGCCTTCGCCGAACCCATCGACATCGATGCCCCGCCGCAGCCGCTAGCCCGCGGCACCACCCGCACCCTCATTACCGGGCGCCTCGTCTTCGAGCATTGCAAAGATCTCCTTGGCAACTGGGACAAACTCCGCGTCTCCCGAGAAACCTACTACGAATGCGGAAACTGCCGGGCAGCAATCGAAGAATTCCAAAAGCCTGCCCTGCTCGCCTCGGCCCGCTGGATCCCCACCGCCCACGGCGACCCCGGCGTCGTCAGCCAGCACATCAACGACCTCTACTCCACCGACGCAAACTCCGCCTGGGGCGCGCTCGTCCTCGATTACCTCGCCCGTATCCGGGAAGGCCGCCGCGAACTCCAAGGATTCTTCAACCACGCCCTCGGCCTCCCCTGGTCCGACGAAGTCAACAAGACCTCCGACCGCGACATCCTCAGCAACATCGCCGGCCACGCCATCTACCGCATCGATTCCCCAGGCGAAGGCGGCTACACCACCCGAAAAATCTTTACCACCGAAGCCGCCGCCACGGCCGCCGCCGCTGGCCTTACCGCCAAGGGCCTCGCGCCCGTCATTGTCCCCAGCATCTGCCCGCCTTACTCCCGCGGCACCATCCCCGTCCCTGGCTGCACCCTCATCCTCGGCTCTGACGTCGGCGGAAATTACGCAAAATGGGTAGTCGGCGCCGTCATGCCCAACATGGAAGACATTGCGATCGTCGACTGGGGAACCGAACTCGACCCCGACGCTATCGCCGAAATCTTCCTGGCTTCCACCTGGCCCTGTCCCGCCAACGGAAAAAAATACGGCGCTTCCGCCGGCTTCATGGACGCCAAATTCCGCAAAGGCGACTGCTACAGCGCCTGCCTTCGCACCCATCGCCGCCTCATGCCCTGCGCCGGCCTCGGCGGCACCGCAGCCCGCTCCGTCCGCCTCTTCTCCGCCACCCAGGTCCAGCAATATCCCTCCGGCTTCCTCCGCCTCGACTTCAACGACCGAGAAGCCAAAGACGAACTCTACATCGCCCGCCTCAAAAAGAAAAACCGCCGCGTCTGGTTCCCCCATGACGTCGCCCAAGATCCGGACTACCTCGCCGAAAGCTCCGCCGAAGAACTCCTCGAAAACGACCGCGGCCAAACCTTCTGGAACGAACACCCTGGCGCGAACCATTACGGCGACTGCAACAAACTCCTCGTCCTCGGCACCCGCTACCTCACCCGCCGCATGCAACACCCGCGAAATCAAAAGTGAGTCGCCCGCAAACTATCCTCCCTCGGCACTTTTGCGAGTGTGGAAACCCAGTCTACAAAAAACAATCCAACGCCTGGATCTGCAAAAGATGCTACTACATTGAAAGCCTCTATGACCAAACGAATACCAACCGTGAAAACCGCGCCCTTGCCAACGGCGAAGAAAGAATTTCCAATTCTCAAACGCGATCAGAAAAGACCGTCGATCGAGAAATGCAATACGCCGAACCCTACCGCGTCCACCTCCAACGCAATCACTGAATACTCCATGACCTTCGGCAACCGCCTCCGCCTTCGTCGTCTCCTTCTCGGCTGGTCGCAAAAAGAAATGGCCGCGGCACTAGATGTTTCACCCCGCGCCGTCTGGAAATGGGAAACCGGAAAACCCCCAATCCTCCTCACCCAAGAAGCCGTCGACGCCCGCCTTAATATCGTCGAAAACCAGCGCAAAAAAAATCTAAAAAAATAGTTTGCATTGTTCGCACTTTGTGCGAATCTCTCCCCATGTCCAAACCATCATCCATCCTCATCAATAAAATCCTCACGGCCCCATTCACCCTCGTCGGCTCGTCCGGCACCGGGGATTCGGCCATCACTCTTTGGCAAGACGCCCAAGGAGAACAAGCCATCGAAACCAATGGCGACCCCATCTTAAGTTCCGACTATGGGTTCGACCAAGCCCGCCGCCAAATCCTTGGAGGAGATTACCAAGACTACACCGTCACCCTGTCGACGGACCCATCGCAGTTTGGAAGCATTGCCACCCACGACGAGACCAAGACGGCCAACGACAAGATCGCCGCCCAACTCGAAGTCCGCTTCCCAGGCATCGAAATCCGCATAGATGACCTCTACAAAGTCACCGGCCCAACCGACGAAGTCGTCGAAGAAATCCAAGCCTTCATCGACGGCATTTGGATGTTTGCCCTAGAAGCATAACCCACGATTTCCATGCTCTCCCTCTCCTCACCATTCGCCGACTACGTCGTCACCCTCGCCACCTACTCATCCTCCACATGGATCGCCTTCAACTCCGAAAATGCCAAGGCCAACGCCCGCCTCGCGGCCGCCCTCGAAGCCCAATTTCCCGGCATCATCATCCGCCTCGACCAACGTGGCGCCATCACCGGCCCCGACTCTGACATCGTCCGCCGCATCGATGCATTCATCGACGGCATCTGGCTCGCCGTCCTCTCCCGCTAGTCACCCCCCATCACTTAAGCCGGAGGCCTCACCGCCTCCGGCTTTTTCATGCCCTTTTGACATCCCCCGCCCTGCGTGGATGACTACGCTTTAGCCCTGGCACATTACCGACTTACCTTCCCGACGCTCGCCTCCCTCGGCACGGCCTCCGCCACCTGGCGCACCGAATACGACCGCGTCTCTAGCATCGGCCTCTCCTCCACCACCGTCATCGGCAGCTCCTCCGAAGGCGCCACCGCCAGCGCCATCCGCAACTTCTCCCAGCGCGTCCTCATGACCGCCCTCCACGCCGTCCGCGCCGAACTTGATAGCGGCTACATGGTCACCATCAACGCCGCCCCGCCCACCTTCGGCCAGCGCCACGGCTCCCGGATCGCCCTCACTTTATGATCACCATGAACAAAACCTGGGAGGCCGCCGAGCGCTACGGCTTCCGAGGTTATTTCTACTTCCCAACCCTCGACGCCCAACTCCAACTCCCCGAGTATTCGCGGCAGGCCATCAGCGAAAAAATCAACTGGCTCTACAATAACGTCGGCTTCATCCGCGCCGTCGTCGACGGCCTCAGCCTCGACGAAGTCTCCACCGGCATCTGGCCCAAAGCCGCCACCAGCTCCCGCGAATTCAACCGCGCCGCCACCGATCGCTACCACGAAACGTGGAAGGACGCACGGTTCTTCGACACCCGGAAAGTGGAAAATGTCTACTCCGCCCAACTCCTCATCCGCCGGCACATCCGCCTCCATGGCGAACTCTTCGCCCAGCTCGTTCGCCCCGACGAAAACAACGCCAGCGCCCGGCTTCATTTCATCCCCGCCTATCAAGTCGCCAACCTTCAGACAGAAGCCGCCGACTCCAAATATCTCGACGGCATCCAACTTGACGAAATGGGCGCCGCGAAAAACTACCGCGTCATCACCGACAAAACCGCCCAGACCTATAAGCGCGTCCCCGCCGAAGACATGCTTCATTTCCACGATGCTTTTTGGTGTGGCCAGACCCGCGGCACCTCCGCACTCGCCGCCATGGCGCGCAAACTTTTTACCCTCGACGACATCGAGCGCATGACCGCCAACGGCATCCAACTCCGTTCCATGGTCGCCTATGCCATCGAGCGCACCACCGACGACACCGGCGGCCCCACGCTCCTGCCCAACGTCATCGACACCGAAGTCGTCGACAACGAAGACGGAACCCAAACCAAGGTCCAAAAGATCACCTCCGAAGACGGCCTCGACACCACTGTCCTCGAACCGCCCGCTGGCCGATCCATCAAAGTCGTTGAATCGAACGCCGCCAACGAACCCTTCAAGTTCAAGGAAGACGTCCTCCGCGATCTCGCTCACTGCACCGGCTACCCGCCCGAATACGTTTTCTCGCTCGCTGGCATGGCCCAAGGCACCCTCGTCCGCCTGACCATGCAACGCGTCAAAACCCTCAAAGACTACGTTCGCCAAAACCAGATCATCCCCCAATTCCTGGATCACGCCTATCGCTTCCGCACCTGGCAAGACATCAACACCGGCTACTATGACCGCGTCGGCGTCACCGTCCCCGAAGACTGGTACAAGGTAAAATTCATCTGTCCCGCTGACACCACCGTCGACATCGGCCGCGAAGGCGCTCTCTACGATGAACGCGTCAGCACTGGCAAAATGTCCGTCGAAACCTACTTCGGCCTCGCCGGAGAAGATCGCGCCGACGTCGACGCCGAAAACCTCCGCGTCCGCGAAGAACGCGACGACGCCCTCGACGCCCTCAACCGCCGGCGCGCCCTCAAGGGCCAAGTCCTCCTCGCCTACGAAGACATCTGGCCAGCCAACACCCAAGCCGCCGCAAACGCCGCCGCCCAGCCAGTCGTCGAACTCCCCGTCCCCGCCCCGCTGGCATGACCGTCCCCAAATACATCGCCGACGCTGCCGCCCTCGGCCTCGCCTATCGGCGCGACGGCCTCGGCGGCCCCGGCCTCGCCGACTCCACGATCACCGCCGCCCGACGCATGGCCGCCGGCACCGTCAGCGATCAAAAAATCATCCTTGCCAACGCCTGGGCCGCCCGTCACGCCGTCGACCTCGAAGCCCCAAAAAACTCTCGCCGCTCCGATCCCGGCTTCCCCGGTCCCGGCGCCGTCGCCCATTACCTCTGGGGAATCGACCCCGTAAACCCCGCACCCGCTCGCGCCTGGTTCGCCAGACAAGCGGAGAAACTC